TTCCTCCGCTGTACATGGGATACGCGAGTGACAACCCGGCGTCGGCTGAGGCGATCCTGTTCTCACTTGAACGTTTGGTGTTGCGCACCGAGCAGAGGCAACTCTGGTATGGCGGCGCGTGGGAGATCGCCGGCCGGATCCAGTGGGCGATCCTCGGACACGACCCGGCAGAGATTGCTGGCATGGAGTCGAAATGGCGCAACGCCGCAACGCCGACCATGGCATCCAAGATGGACGCCGCGGTCAAGGGCGTGACGTCGGGCATCATCGACGCAGAGCAGGCCTGGATCGACCTCGGCTACTCCGAGGAAACCAAGAACGGCCTGCGTAAGCGCATGGCTCGTATCGGGTTCCAGAACGCTGCTGACCTGTCCGCCGTGGATCAGATCCCGACGACTCTGCCGCAGGTGAACGGTGCTCCCGTCCTCAGTGTCTAGCGTCGGCGTCCAGTACGCGACGCTGCAGACTGGGATCGTCGCGGAGTCGCTGGCACTGTTGGATCATGCGCTTCGCCGTGGCAAGTCCTCACCGGAGGCATGGCGGGACGCGGTCCAGTCGATCGGTGAGCGGCTTCTTCTTCTACAAGTGCAGACGGCAACGTACGCGGACGCCTACCTGAACGACATCCTTGGCGCTCAGAACGCGGACCCTTCCGCCGAGGGTCGGGTGAATCCGCAAGCTTGGGCCAATATCGCCGACGGCGGCGGATCATGGCTGCAGAGCCTCGTATACGCGCCCAACTCGGTCCGAATGCCGGGCGTGCAGTGGTGGTCCAGGTTCCAGTTCGTGGCTGGCACGATGGTGAAGACCAGCCTCGCCGACACTGCCCGAGGTTCCGTTCAGGCTGGAATGCAAGCAAGGCCGGCAGTTAAGGGCTATGTGCGGATGCTGCAGGGAAAGTCGTGCGCTCGCTGCGCGATCCTGGCCGGCAGGCGGTATCGGTCGATGGTCGCGTTCAGACGCCACCGCCGGTGTGACTGCATCCACATCCCTGTGGCGGAAGATAACGGCAACGACTGGACTACCGACCCGAAGGACTACTTCCAGTCCCTGGACGAGGCAGATCAGGACCGGCTGTTCACGAAGTCCGGTGCCGAGGCTATCCGGGCCGGCGCGGACATGGCGCAAGTCGTGAACGCCAGGCAAGGGATCACCGTCGCCGAGGCGTATGGCCAGAAGATCGCCGCGACCACCGTGGGCACCACGTCCCGAGGTCTCGCTGGCCAACGGCTCGCTGGTACGGGACTGCCCAGGTTGTTGCCAGACGAGATTTTCCTCCAAGCCGAACGGCTTGGGTGGGACCGCGCTGAGGTGCTGGAGCAGCTCAAGCGCTTCGCCTACATCGTGTAGGCCCCGACCGCTGGGTTAAGCGGGTGTTCGCGCTACGGCCGCGCTCAAGGCCGGGACGCCGACGGGCTTACGGGAGAGGAACTACTCGATCATGACGACACCTGGTACGCCGCCGCCTGCTGTCACACCGCCCCCGGTGGACAACCAGCCGCCGCCGCAGGAACCGCAGACCTTCGATCAGGCCGCCGTTGACCGCATCGTGTCCGAGCGGATCGCTCGTGAACGCGGGAAGTTCGCGGACTACAACGACATCAAGGCGAAGGCCGCGAAGTTCGACGAGATCGAGGCGCAGAACGCCACCGAGCTGGACAAGGCCGTCAAGAAGGCCGACGCCGACGCTCGGGCCGACGTGTCCACAAAGACCAACACGCGTCTCGTGCGCGCGGAAGTGAAAGCGGCAGCCTCGGCCGTCGGTTTCCACGATCCCGCTGACGCGGCTGTTCTCCTGCAAGGGAAGTTCGGCGAAGTGAAGGTCACGGATGACGGTGATGTCGACGAAGACGCCGTGAAGGCTCTCGTCGAGGAGCTCGCCAAATCCAAGCCGCACCTGGTCAAGACGGACAACGGCAGGCCGACGCCCCTTCCCGGGCAAGGCCAGCACCAGAAGCCCCCATCCACGGGGGCGGAACAAGGAAAGGCCGAAGCCCTCAAACGGTTCGGCCCCAAGACCTCCTGAGAGCGAGCAACCATGACCGACATCTCGGTGTCGAGCGTCGCCTACCAGGTTGAGAAGCGGTCGTGGCTTTTGAGCCCGCACGGCACCGACCCTGGTACGACGCCGTCCATCACCCTCGACGTCAGCGCGTTCACCGCGGCCGTCCACTACCCCAACGGGCACATCCCGTCTGGCACGAACCTCGCGAAGATCACCGCATCGGGCCTGTATGGGCCGTACACGGTGTCGAACGAGGCGCAGACCCTCACCGAGGCCGGCTCCGGCCTCACCTCGTTCACGATCACCTGGAACGGTCAGACCACAGCTTCGATCGACGACGACGCGACAGCGGCCGAGGTGCAGGCCGCCCTGGAGGCGCTCAGCAACATCGGCGTCGGCGATGTCGTGGTAACCGGCGGCCCGCTCGCGACCGGTCCGTTCACGGTCACCTTCACCGGCGCCCTCGCCGGTACCGATGTGGCTGCGATGACCACCACCCCAACTGGCGGCACTGGCACGGTGGTAGTTGCCACTACCACCGCTGGTGGCACCGAGGGTTCCGGCGGCCTGGAAGTGTGCGCGGGTCACCTGTTCTCGACGCTCAAGGTCCCGAATCTGCTGGACACCACGAAGGACGTCGGCGGCGCGCTGTTCGTCCACGGTTTCGTGCAGCTGTCCAAGCTGCCGTTCGGTCTGAACGCCAACGGGCAGGCCGACTGCAAGCTCATCCACTACGTGCCCTGACCGGCCGCCTGACAGGAGAAACTGATGGCTATCGTCTTTGACGGGCCGGTCACCCCGGACGCACTCACGACTTTCGTGCGTGAGGTGCCGACCCCGGCAGACCAGGTCCTGAACCGGCTGCTGCCGGATCGGTACTTCACCGACAACACGATCGACTTCGCGGAACTGACCCGAACCAATCGCACCGCCCGGTTCCGCGCGTTCGACGGCCGGTTGCACGTGTCCGAGCGGGACACGAACATCACCAAGCAGGTCAAGCTCCCGCCGCTGTCCACATCGATCAGCGTGGGCGAGCTCGAGCGGCTGCAGCTGCAGTTCGCGCGCACCGGCGGCACGAACAACTCGGCGATCATCGACGCGATCTACAACGACGCGACGAACCTGACCCGGGAGATCCAGGCTCGCATGGAGCAGGCCCGCGGTGACGTCCTACTGGACGGCAAGTTCACCCTCTCGGGTGAAGGCGGGTTGACGATGGAGGCCGACTACGGGGTTCCTGCCGGGAACTTCGTTGCACCCGGCACCCTGTGGTCCACGGTGGCGACCGCGACCGTGATCCAGAACATGCGGACGTGGATCGACGCCTACGTGACCCTGAACGGTTTCAGGCCGGGTGGGTTCGTCACCTCTGAGCGTGTCCTGGGCTACATGCTGCAGAACGCCGAGGTTCGAACCCTGGCGTCGTCTCTGATTGGCGCTCCGGCGTTGGTCGGCGAGCAGCAGCTGTCCGCGGTGCTGTCCAACTTCCGCATCCCGCCGCTGCTGTTCACCTACGACACCAAGGTCGATGTGGACGGCGTGACCACGTCGGTCATCCCGGACGACCGCGTCCTGTTCCTGCCGCCGAACGTCACTGACCTCGGCTACACGGCATGGGGCGTGACGGCGACCTCGCTGGAGCTGGTCAACGCCAGCGTCACCGACCTCAGCTTCTCGCAGGCGCCCGGAATCGTGGGCGTGGTCGAGAAGTCCGGCCCGCCCTACCGGGAGTGGACGTTTGTGGACGCCGTCGGCATGCCCGTGTTGGCGAACCCGAAGCTCCTCATGGTCGCGGACGTGCTGTGATGGCCAGGAAACTGAACATCTACGTCCACGCGGTCCAGCTCGACGACGCGGGAAACACCGTCCAGTCGAAGGTGTTCGGGCCGGATGACAACGTTCCGGTCTGGGCGCGTGAGGCGATCACCAATCCGGACGTGTGGGACGGCGACGACGAGCCCAGCTCGCCCGAGCTGGCCGAGGTGAAGCAGCCGCCCCGCAAGGGACCTGGTTCCGGCGGTCCGGCGTGGGTCGAGTTCGCGGCCTCGAAGGGCGTCACCGAGTCGTTCGACTCGAAGGAAGCGCTCATCGCTCACCTCGAAGACAACGGCCACATCGACAAGGGGTGACCGATGGCGGCGTTCGCAACGATCGAGGACGTCGAGAAACGCCTCAAGGTCTCCATTACCGAGGACGCGGACATCGACCAGATGAACGCGTTCCTCGATGATGTGTCGGCCCTGATTCGCAAACGACGCCCGAAGATCGACACATGGATCGCCGCCGGTTCACTGGACGCTCAGTGGGTTCGGGCGGTCACCTGTCAGGTGGTCGCCCGGCTCCTCAACTCCTACGAGCACGGCGCCGGCGTCGAGTCCGAGACGTACCCGGAGTGGTCGTACCGGCTGTCCAAGGTGGCCGTCGCTGGTCTGGATTTGACCGACAAAGAACTGTGTGACCTGACACCTGAAACCGAGGGGTACTCGCGTGCCTTCTCCGTCCACCCGGGGTGAGTATGTCCGAACCAACCGTGACCGTCGTCAAGGACGCGGATGGCAACGTCCGCTACTACGGGGTTGGCAGCAAAGAGTTGCGCGACGGCCTCGCCGACGGGTCGCTGACTCCATTCGAGGAGGCGAAGCCCGGTGAGGCCAAATCTCCCGACTCCGGTGAGGGTGGAGACACCCTGGAAGTCGACAGTGGACCCGGCGACGGGCCTGCCGACGACCGGCCCGCCGACGATCGTCCAGACCAGGGCAAGGCTAAGCCAAGTCGCCGTAGCTAACGTCGGCTCCCAGATCGAACTGCTGGCTGACCAGAACACGGTCATCAGCCTCTGGTCGGTCCTCGTCTACGCCGACGTGCCCATGGATTCCACGTCCCGAGTGGTCACCGAAGACGGAACTGACCGCGTCTTCCAGATCACCGGCGACGTCGCCGACCGGCCATTCCACAAACCACTGTTCCGCGCCGCCGCGGCGCGGCTCCTTTCCGACATGCAATAGGAGTACGCCATGCCCGCAACCGCGGTGACTGTGAACAACATCGACCACAAGACCGCCATGGTGAAGCCGACCCCAGTGGCTTGTGACGCCGTCAACGGCAACTCCGCCACCAATGGCGGGACCCTGATTCTCGAGCTGACCTCGTCCGCCGGGGGAACTGTGACGGTCGCGTTCACCAAGTCGGTGGATGGCGTTCTGCCGGCGCCGCTGACCTACACGCTCACTGGTGCACAGACGAGGATCGCGGGCGGATTCCCGGTGGATTCCTACGGATCGACCGTGACCTTCACTGCGTCGGTCGCCACGATCACGTACATCGCCTACCAGGTGTAGCAATGGCCGGGTTCCGGGTCACCGTCTACGAAGCTGAGGCGGCCAGAGAAGCCAGCCGAATCTCCACTGAGGATCGCGTGAAGATCGCGGAACAGATCGCGCGCACTGCGATCGGCAACGCCCCTGTCCTGACTGGTGAGTACCGCGCCGGAATCGGCGTCGAGGTGAGTGGCGATGACGTGTCCGTGGTCGACAACGACCCTGAGGCGGGGTTCAAGGAGTACGGCACGGCCGACACTCCCGCACACGCCACGCTCACGGACGCCGCGCGGCAGTTCGGGAAGTACAGCGGTATGCAGCCTGGGAGGTGACAGTGTCCCTCCCATGGGTCCCGGGCGCAGTCCGGGCAGTGTTGCTGGCCGACGCTACTTTCGCGGGTCTCATTCAGCCGGCGCGTGTGGGTTTCGAGGCGCCATCGGATGTCACCACGGCATTCGTTGTCATTCAAGCACCTGGCGGCATCTCCCTCTCGGGGGACGGTGTCGCATGGTCGCCACTGGTTCAAGTGGACGGCTACTGCCCGATCTCCTCGAACGCCCGGAAACTGGTGTGGCAGCTCGCCGCCGAAGCCGCGCGCATCCTTGGCCGGACACGGAACGTCGCCTACGAGTCGATGTCCTACTCCGGGCGGATCGTCGACGGGCCCCTTGAAGGGGTCGACACGTCAAGGGGCACAGCCAGTCCGCTGCGTCGTTGCATGATCCGCGCCGAGCTGAAAGCCCACACCACCTGATCGTCCCGTCTCCTGGCTGCCCTGCCTGGGAGGCGGGACACCTCACCGCAGGGCACATGCAGGGCACCCGAA